TCCGAATACTGGTGATAACCACTCATTTAAGTCACTCTCCACCCGCTTGGCTAGCGGGATAATTGTTTCTTCGTAAAGCGCGAGCCTAGCTTCTGCAACGTTGGCATATGTTTGCGAGTCTGGCACTCCAACAAGCTGTGAAGGTACTCCAAAACATAATGCAATGTCACGCGCACTCATGTTTTTGAGCTGTAGGAAGTCCATATCTTTTGGCGACAGGCCCATCTCTTTCCAGTCAAAGTCGCCCTCTAGCAACATTGCTCTGCCCGCATTAGCCGCACCACTGAACCTAAGCTCTAGATCGGAAACGATTTGTGATCTTTGCTCTTCTGTTAGTGTGGCAGGCAATCCGCTTTTGATGTCTCTGGGATTAAACACGATTGCGCCTGTAGGGCGTGCGCCATTGTTCAACAGATTGACGTTGTGCCTTGCGGCTAAATTGTGTTGATCAATATCAGCCGCCGCACTATGAAGCGGGCTGAGGCCATAGTAGTCATTCAACGGATGCCATAGCTTAAAATGTTTGATGTCAGATTCGCCGGTTTCATCATTGACCTCGTATACCTCAACAACCTTGCCATCAATGATGTATTCATACGCTGAAGGGATATAGGTATTGCTAGCACGAATTTTCATGCGGTCAGGGCGCATCAGGTGCAACTCACGCGGCTCACTATTCTCTGACCCAGCCTTGAGTGCATAACTGTTCCCAGATAACAGCAAATAAGAATACAGGGCGGCAAAATATTCATCGTTTGCCTGCAAAGGATTTGGCTTGTTCAAAAGGCTCAACAAAGGATGCGCATCCATCTTTGTGTCGCCGTCATAAACGCACATCTTGATTGATGCCGCGCCTTGGGATATTTCGTTTACGCAACGATAAACAATGGCATTTTGGATATAGCCATCATCTGCAAATTCTTCATACCCATTGCGACGAGAAACTGTTGAGCCAACTGTTTGATACATCACTGTTGACCCTACTGGGACTTGCTTTTGTTCTACCTGTTGTTTGCTAAAAAACTTGTCCCAAATCGCCATTAATTAATCCTCCAGTAGACGGTTCCGCTAGCTTCGTTTAGATCGGTTAGTGACCAGACTAAGGCGTCAAGCCTATCAGGGGATTTGTTTCTGCTTCCGTCGTATGTACACATTTGATCTTCAAGCGTCGGGAAAGAGCCAACGTGTGAAACTCTGTATTGTTCATACAGTGCTGATATTGGCTCGGCCCGCACCATCTTACCTCTTGTCGCATTTACGCTTCGTAAAGGAACGCTTGAATCAAGATCGCGAATGATTTTTGTCACCAAATCACCACCCTGATTCACTTCGCAAACAATCCTATCAGCTTTATGTAAGTAAAAACAATCAATTGCCTGCCTAGCCCACTTGTCAGCGGTAAATCGTCCAGAATAGTCACCTAAAACATAGAAACGATTATCCTCTCCCAAGCCAGCTACGACAATACCTGTTTCGTCTGAGTTCTCATGAGCTGTCACTGCGGGGTCTACGCCCACAACGATTCGTTTCATTTCCGGTAATTGCTCTGCGTTCTTGCGTGTTGAGTCAATTGCTGTGTAGGACCACAATGCGCCCTCTACATCTATAAGCACCTCAGCGTACAACTCCTGCCTTCCTAGCCTTGTGCCTTCATAGCGCTCTTGGAACGTTTTGAGTGCTGATTCAGCTAGGTTATCAGTGTTCTCAAATGTACTACCTGATGTCATGTGGACATCTTGACCGGCGCGATCTACTAGTTTGCGAACCAGTGATGTATTTCTTGGCGTTGTGGTGATAACCATTTGCGGCTTTTTGCCTAGTCGCAGACCGAACTGCAATTGATCAAACGCTTCATCGTATCGCCATGCCGCCAACTCGTCGCACCAAGCTCTGTGATACTGAGGTCCACGCATTCTGTCTGGCTCATTTGCTGAGAAGCCCATGATTTTTGAACCGTTCCACAGCTTTATCTCTGCTGTGCGACTGTTATAAGGGCTATTGTTTTTATTCTCTAAACACTCTTCAGGCAAAACAGACAAGATTCCTGACGGACCCTCAATACAAGTTCTCCGCAAGTCACCAAGCGTAGGCGCTACTACCGCGCAAATTGAATTTGGATGCCGCATGGCATATGACACAATGTCTTCTGCCCCCGTCTTGGTTTTACCCCATCCTCGTCCAGCTAGGATCAGCCATATGCTCCAATCTCCGTCTGGCGCTATTTGCTTGTCACGCGCTTGAGACAGCCACCTAGTGTAGCTTTTGAACGCCGCTGTCTGAGCCTCTCCTGAGTTGCTCAACAATGTTGAAAGCCTCGTCAAGTGATTGCTGTGCGCTGGTTGTGACATTTGTGTTCTCTGTTGACTCGCCAAGTGCTAATCGGCCTGTTCTTTGTAATACATTCAAAGCATTGGCCATCTGTGCTATTTGCGACGCTCCCATTGTGGGCATGTCGTCTGGATCTGACTGACGCTTTCTAGCTATCTTCTGCATCACCTTGCCGATTTCATTTTGCAGAGACTTAGCTAGGATCAAAATGTTGGAGTCAAACTCTGCCGCCTGCTCAATCATTTCTGTGCGCTTTTTGTTGTCTCTGTCTTCAGCACGCTTGGTTTCAAAGACAGCCCTATGATCGTCCCAGTTACCGTCGTTTTTATGTCTTGAAAGAGTGGCCGCAGAAGAGTTGAACTGATCTGCTAGCTCTCTGAGCGTTGGGTACTTACGCAAACCATCAGCGCCAACATGACCCTGAACGTACATATCCCTAATTTGTTCTATTTCCTGCGCAGATAGCCTGTTATGTTTTGCCATAATTTCCTCATTGGGCAATTGTGAGCACTAAAATGCCGACGCCCATGTATATGAGCGTCTCAAATAAAAACTTAAGCGTTTTTGACAAGTACTGCAGTCCAATCTGCGGTTACCGCATTCGTTGATGAAGACGAAAGCGCAACCACCTCTACATCAGTTTTTTCGAGAACCTTTTGTGGTACGCCAAAATCAAACTCAACACTGTTGTCTTTCAAAGTTTGCGAAACCATAGTTCTCCATTGATTGCCGCCCTGCAATTTTTGTCGTATTGAAGCTTTAATATATCGAGTACCTGATTCCGTACCGCTTGAAACATGAGCTTTCAAAATGTACATAGTGTATCCAGCAGGCACCGCATATAGAGCCATCATTGTTTGGCCTCTGTCTGCCTTTACGACAGCCAATACATTTGCAGGCACGCCATCAGTCAAAGTGCCAGTACCGATGTAAATGTCGCCTACCAAGGAGTCCCCTGACTTGTAGAAGGCTCTGAACACTCGTAGGAATGACGCATCTGTAGTTGTTGGGGCGCGCCCTGCAACAGACACGTCTTCTGAAATCTCGTTGTAGTCAGCGTCTAGGCCTTGAACTGTGATGGTCATATTTGTGTCGCTACTGCTACTGCTTGAGACAGTGACTTGTTGAGCGGACGACAGGTATACATATTGGCCGCTATGGTCCCAGATCGTTTCAAGTGTGTCGCCTACCAGCTTGTTTTCACCGAACTTGAACAATGGATTCATGTTTGCAAGTGAGCCCTGAGCTAGCTGTAGTCCTAATAAAGAATCCATTTTTTCGTTTCCTGAAAGTATATGGAACATGTTTCATTTGCTATCATACCGTTAGCCAAAGGGCTTTACAAAGTAATTCCAAGGGGAATTTTTATGAACATTTTCATACTTGATGACAATCCGGTTGTCGCCGCAAAGTACCAGTGCGACAAGCATGTGCCGAAAATGGTGCTTGAATCCTGTCAAATGCTATGTACTGCGCTCCATTCTGTAGGAAATGGAACACCGCATATTTATAGGCCTGCATACCCCCATCATCCATGCACCCAATGGGCAAGTGCTAGTCGCTCTAATTGGCAATGGCTGTTAGAACATGCGACAGCTCTATGCGACCAATACAAAAAGCGATTTCATCGCACTCACAAATGCGAACAGCAAATCATTCCTGCCTTGAACTCTGCGCTTCTTGAAAGCATGCCTGACAAGGGATTGACGCCTTTTGCTCAAGCCATGCCTAATCATTACAAGGACCCAAATCCTATCTGGGCTTACCGTGCTTATTACATCGGAGACAAAGCTAGGTTTGCTAAGTGGGAAAAAGGAGTCAGCCCTCCTTGGTGGTGGACTCATAGCATCGCATACGTCGAACCCATGGAATCTAGACTGCGAGCCGTGTAACCCAATTTTTTTCATTTTTTCTCACCTTAGAGCTTGCACTTACGATTAATGTGTTTATACTTGTCAACAAGTGGGGAGAAAACCACGCAATCAAAATCTGGGGAATGATGACTATGAAAACTTTTGGAATTGAACTTGAACTCTACAACATTGATCGCCGCGCCCTTGTAGACGCGCTTAACAATGCAGGCATTACTGCATGTGTGGCTAGCTACTCTGGCCGCGATTACAGCCAGTGGCAGGTAAAGACTGACTGCTCAATCCAAGGCCCTCAAGGACTAGAGGTTGTCTCTCGCGTTCTTACCATGGATGACCTTCCAGAAGTTCTGAGAGTCGTACAGATCATCAATGATCTAAACGGCAAGGTAAATGCATCTTGTGGAATGCACATACACTGGGGTGTTCGCGATTGGGGATTAGATAACTGGAAAAATTTTGCAAAGCGTTATGTAAAGTTTGAGCGCGGCATTGACCAATTGATGCCAAAATCTCGTCGTGACAACAATGCTCGTTACTGCCAATCGGTAGTGCGCATTGAGCCAAACATGGCTGAACACTTCCGCAAGATCTCTGCCGCACGTGACCTGAGTTCACTCGCCATGAATTTCAATTACAACGAGCGCAACAGCAAGGTAAACATGTCTGTATTTCATCGGTCAGGTACTGTAGAGATTCGCCACCACTCAGGCACTACAAACCCGACTAAGATCCTAAACTGGATTGCGCTGACCTTCTCAATGATTGCAGACGCATCTGCGCTCACACCCATTAAGCCAACGGCAGAGCGCGATGGCAAAAAACTTCTTAACACTATGCTTGATGGAATGGTGCGTCGTGGACACATGCTTCCATTCGTAGCGACCTTCTATAAGCGTCGAGCCACTATGCTCAACCGCGCAATCGCTAACGCGGCATAAGGGGTAATTACCATGAAATATTATATCACTCTTGACGGTAAAGTTTTCGGCGCAACTACAAAAAGCGAACTAGTCCAAATACTTATGGGTGACTTGCGACTACCTATGCATAACAAGCGTCAGTTCATGAAAAAAATGGCTAGGTGGTGTCAGATACAGAAAGAGGGCGTAAGCATTAACACGCGCAATCCAGATGTATTTGTAGATGACTTGATAGCTAATGGATTTTTAAAAGTAATGGAGGATCTCTAATGAACAATAAAACATTCTTATATGCGGCATACGGTTCAAACATGAACCATACACAGATGTCTTTTCGTTGCCCAGATGCTGAGTTCGTTGCTCGAGCTTGGCTTAACGGATGGACTTTAGAGTTCAGAGGTGTGGCAGATATTATTGAGTCGTTTGATGAAACTGACTAC